AGGTCGTAATCCAGCACCAGTCAAAATGACACCGACAGTGCAAACGACTAAAACTCAAGACATAGCACAAGATGTCCAAGCTGCTAAGAAAAAGAAAAAGCCAGGACAATCTTCATTGATTGAAACAACATCAATGGGCCTTGGTGGTGACGCCCCAACTTACAAGCCCACGCTTTTAAGCTAATATGAAAAACAAAAACGCAGAAATGCTAGTAAACCGTTTTGCTTCATTAAGAACAAATCGGTCAACATGGGAAAGTCATTGGCAAGAAATAGCTGATTACATGTTGCCTCGTAAAGCTGACATCACAACACAACGAACTCGTGGTGATAAAAGAACTGAGGTTATATTTGACGGTACAGCTATTCATGCATTAGAACTATTGAGTTCTAGTCTGCACGGTATGTTGACTAACTCAGCTACTCCATGGTTTACATTAGCCTACAAGGATCTTGCTCTATCTGAAGATGATGAGGCTAGAGAATGGTTAGACTCAGTCACTGAAGATATGTATGTTGCTTTCAATCGTTCAAACTTTCAACAAGAAATCCAAGAGCTATACCAAGATTTAATATCCTTTGGTACGTCAGCTATGTTTGTATCAACAGACGAAAAAAATCTAATACGTTTTAACACTAGACACGTTAAAGAAATATTTATTTCTGAAAATGCAAAAGGTGAAGTTGACACAGTGTTTAGACATTTCACAATGAATGCACGATCAGCATTTGAATTATTTGGTGAAGCAGTTGGGCCAGGTATATTTAACAAATACAAAAAAGATTTAGATGCAGATGTAAACATTTTGCATGTGGTTATGCCACGAGATACTTATGATGCATCAAAAGAAGATGCAGCTAACATGCCATTTAAGTCATGTTATGTAGATCCTGATGATGTTCACATGATTAACGAAGGTGGTTTCAAAGAGTTTCCATACGTTGTGCCACGTTATCTAAAAGCAAGTTATGAAATTTATGGAAGATCCCCATCCATGAATGCACTCCCTGACGTTAAGATGTTAAACAAAATGTCTGAAGTAACAATCAAGGCTGCACAGAAACAAATTGATCCTCCCCTTATGGTTCCTGATGATGGCTTTATGTTACCAGTCAGGACAGTGCCAGGTGGTTTAAACTTCTACCGTTCAGGATCAAGAGATCGTATAGAACCATTACAGATTGGAGCTAACAATCCAGTTACTGTAAACATGATACAAGATAGACAACTTGCAATACAAAAAACATTTTATGTAGATCAATTGTTGTTATCTCAAGGTGGTCAAATGACAGCAACAGAAGTATTACAACGTAACGAAGAAAAAATGAGATTACTAGGCCCAGTCCTAGGTCGATTGCAATCAGAACTATTACAGCCCCTTATTGAACGAGTGTTCAATATTTTAATGAGAGCTGATGTGTTTAGACCAATGCCCGATATATTAACTAATCAAACAATAGACATTGAATACGTTAGTCCACTTGCCAAAGCACAAAAATCAGGAGACTTAAATTCTGTAATGCGTGGCATAGAAATCTTTGGATCAATGTCTCAATTTGCACCAGTTTTGGATTACTTAGACTCAGATGGGTTAGTTAAGTATGTCCAAAAAATGTTGGGTTTACCAGCACGGATTATTAAATCTGATGCTGAAGTAGCTCAAGTAAGACAACAACGACAAGAACAACAACAACAAGCTATGGAGCAACAACAAGCAGTTGAAGCAGCACAAGCAGCTGGATCTGCTGCACCGATGCTCAAAGCTGTTGAAGAACAACAATAAGGAGAAACACTATGGCTGATGAGCAACAAAATCAGAACCAAGAAAATCAATCAAAAGAACAACAAGAAAAGTTAAACGATTTAATTAAAACTTATAAACTTACATTTGAAAGTGAACACGGAGCAACAGTCTTAGAAGATTTACAAAGACGTTGCCATTTGTTTAGCACAACCAATGTTAAAGGTGACTCACATGAGTCTGCTTTTATGGAAGGTCAACGTGCAGCAATTCTGTTTATTATTCAGATGTTGAATAGGAAAATATAATGGAAGAATTAAAACAATATTTTTTACTATGGTGGAACGCAGATAAGAAAATAAAAATTATCTCAGCTGCTGTCGTATTAATTTTAATTTATTTAATCATAACATAAGGAGACAATTATGTCAGAAGATCAGGTAACGGCTGTCGAAGAACAAAGCCAACCGTCTGAGTCAACTGCAACAGAAACTCCAGTAGCAACAACTGAAGAAACAGTTGCAAGCTGGAGAGACAGTTTACCAGAGGAACTAAGAACAAACGCATCACTAGAAAAGTTTAGTGACGTATCAACATTAGCAAAAAGCTACATCAATGCTGAGTCAATGATTGGCAAAGACAAGATGGTAGTGCCAGGAGCTAATACAACTGAAGAAGAATGGAGTGACATCTACAATAAATTAGGTAGGCCGTCAGATCCGAATGGTTATGAACTAAAAGCAGAACTTGCTGAAGGTGAAGCAATTGATGAACAATTGATGAGTAGTTTTAAAGAAACAGCTCACAAACATGGATTGTCACCAACACAAGCACAAGGACTGCTTGATTATTATAATAGCATATCAAGTCAATCAATGGTTGATTTAGAAAACAATGCTGTACTAGCACAAGAACAAAGCCAAAGAGAATTGCGTGAAGAATGGGGCCGAAGTTACGAAGAAAATCTTAACAAAGCATCCAATGTTGGAAAACAATTTTTTGGTGAAGATGTTTTTGGTTTGCAATTATCAGATGGATCAAATCTTGGAGATAATCCAGCATTAATTAAAGGTCTATCAAAAATGGCAAGCATAGTATCAGAAGATGTATTTGCTGGAGACAAAGACTCAGCTGCATCGTCTAGTGCAAACATGCAACAGCAAATTAACGATTTAACTGCACCTAATGGTCCATACTGGAACAAGATGGATCCTCAACACGAGGCAACGGTGCAAAAAGTTTTAGCAATGAGAGAAATAGTCTCAGGCTAACCACTATTTAGAACAACTGGTTTACCAGCTCTAAAAGACAATAGGACAGACTATCACCTACCAGGTGTTAAATGTAAGACAACCCTACGGGATAATTGGCTGACAATAAAACTTTAACTTAACAACAAGGAGACATTTTATGTCAACACAAATAACCACAGCCTTCGTAGAACAGTATAGTTCTAACGTGGCTATGTTAGCTCAACAAATGGGAAGCCGTTTGAGAGCTGCTGTGGATGTTGAAAATGTGACGGGTAAAAATGCATTTTTCGATCAGGTCGGTGTAACAGCTGCTCAGGTTAGAACGTCAAGACATGCAGATACCCCTCAAATTGACACTCCACACTCACGAAGAAGATTAAGCCTAAGCTCGTATGAGTGGGCAGACCTTATCGATGAGCAAGACAAAGTGAGAATGCTAATTGATCCAACTTCTTCTTATGCAAAAGCTGCTGCTGCTGCAATGGGAAGATCAATGGATGATGTTATCATTTCTGCTTTACAAGGATCAGCACAAGCTGGTGTTGCTGGTGCAACATCTGTTGCACTTCCATCAGGAAGTAAATTTGCAACAGCTAACCAAGCTGACGGACTAACAATTGCAAAAATGATTGCAGCTAAAAAGTTCTTTGACTTGAATGATGTAGATCCTTCAATCCCTAGATACATTGTATGTGGGGCAACTCAGATTGCTGATTTACTTGGTACTACTCAAGTAACATCAAGTGATTTTAACACTGTTAAAGCTCTTGCAGCTGGTGATATTGATACTTTTATGGGTTTCAAATTCATCTTGTCTAATAGATTAAACTTTGACGCAACAAACACGGATGACAGATTAGCTTTTGCTTTCACTCAAGACAGCATCAAATTAGGCGTTGGTAAAGATATCACTGCTAAAATTGATGTTCGACCTGACAAATCTTATGCCACACAAGTTTACACTTGCATGGATATAGGTGCAGTTAGAATGGAAGAAAACAAAGTTTTCCAAATCCCTTGTAACGAATAATAGATAGGAGATAAAATTATGGGTACTAAAAACTCAGACTTAGTGGCTAATTTTGAAGCTGCTCCTCAGGTTGCAAATGATGCTGGATTGTTACACGGAGTTGTCCGTGTAGCACAAGGCACTATTGCACTTGCTGCTGGTGACAGTGATGACAATGA